CATACTTCATTGCATCATATGATAAAGTATGTTCTACGAACATTACTATAGTAGTTAAAAATAGTTACAAACAATACACGCACATCACAACTGTACTCGGGTTTCCGTATACAGTTGTGGGTTTCCCTATTTTTGACACATTGAAATATATAGAGGCCAGGTCTCAGATCATAGACTTAAACGATTCTGTGTATGTTCACAACATATGAGTGTGTCTATCGTTTATTGTTCATGCTACATGTATCGCAGTTTGTGGACTCCGTTCATGGAGCTGAAGCGACGGTACTTCAACAACGACTCGATCAAGATGTATCTCTGTACGGATGGACCCCTCGAGGAGATCCGCGCAAAGATGGGCGATATCCCCATTTTACACTATGGCGAGCTGGCAAACAACAATACGAACTATATGACGCGCGTGGCGTCGTATCTAAAAAGGATTGATACGAAATATGTCATCTTTTGGTGTGATGACATGTTTCTAACCGGTCCTGTGGATTGGGCGTCTTTCAGCGACGCACATACTCTCATGGAAGCAAATCCACATGTCAAGCTCATAAAGCTTTCGGAATGTTCCTGGCCGTTCGGTGGCAGAACCATTGAAGCTGGAAGTACTCTATTTCAGTTGGCGACTCCACGGGACGCATACATTATGAATGTTCAGCCCACATTGTTCGACCGGGCATTTCTGCTTGACGTCATGGAGGAAATCGACAGGAATAGTCCGTCAAATGGTCCAAGTGATTTTGAAAGTACCGGAACAATAATTGCCGCGCAAAAGCCGTTCATCTATCTCCGCAGTTTGAAGAACATCGTTCCTGTGTTTAGCGAAGGAGGAGTTGTGCGCGCTGGCATCTTGTTTCCGGCTGCACAGGAGTTTCTACAGAAAGAGGGAATTGACATCGAGCTATGCGACAAAAACTGTATTTACGACGTCCGTGAAAAGAGCAACACGGACACTCTGAACCCTCATTTAAAAATTGAGTTACACGAGTGGTTCCACATCAGTGTTTGAAATGTTGAAGAAAGTACTCCAGATGTTCGGGTGCCCGATACGATACGCATCCATTCTCGTTTGAGAACGCATGTGTGGGTTTCCCCGTTTTTTTTGATTTTTAAATAGTTAGTCATCCAACTCTCGCGCTTAGTTGGAGTAGGCAAGGCCGCCCATGCCGGACATCACGCGCAGGACGTTGTAGTTGACGGCGTACACTCGCACCTGGGCCGTGCGCCCACCACGGACCGTGTTGACGGAGACCGTGAGCTGGAGCGTCGCCTTGTCAATGCGAGAGAAGTTGCAGGTGCCGCTGGGCTGGTGCTCCTCGGGCTTCAGCGCGAAGGAATACACGTTGATGCCAACCTGGGGCGTGCGGCTGTGGTGCTGGTAGGGCTGCACGCGGTCGAAGTACCGGCCCTCACGCTCCGTGAACCGATCCTGGCCGTTGAGCTGCAGCTTGGCAACCTCCACGGGGTTCTTGCCCGAGCAGCGCACGCCGGAGTCGAGGATGACCTTGGCGAGCAGGTAGTTGGTCGTGTCGGCGAAGACCTCATCACCCGCATCCGAGATCGAGTCCAGCCAAGACGCACCGGCCAGGGAAGGACCGACCGCAATGCCCAGACCAGGCAGGTAGGGGCCCGAGGGACCATCACCCGTCGTCGTCGGCACAACCGTCGTGGAGGCACCGCCGCCCAGGGAGCCACGGGCCAGGACGTCCATCACGATGCCCTCCGTCGTGAAGTCATCCGTGTAGTTGAAAGGCTGGCAGCCGTTGACCTCGTTGATGAAGTTCTGGTTGGGCGTGCAGTCCACGAACGAGTCGCGCTGGACAACCCACACAAGCTCCTTGACGGGGTGGTTGAAGTTCAGCTGGATCTTGTTGGACGAGGACGTGATGCTCTCCGCACCCGTGAACTGGAGCTGCTCAATCAGGTACTCGTGCGTCTGCTGGGCGAACCGGCGACGCTCCTCCGTGTCGAGGTACACGTAGTCAATGTAGAGCGATGCGGCCGTCAGCGACTGGATCGCCGTGGAAGCCGCCGTGCTGCCGATCAGCTCGTAGTAGGTGCAGTTGATCCACTGCTCAAACTCCACGTTGATGCGCACCTCGTGGTACTGGAGGGCGATCAGGGGAATGGCAAGACCGGGGTTGCGGCAGAACCAGAACTGCAGGGGGATGTAGAGCGTCTTCGCAGGCGTGCCCGCGCGGGGGGCGCAGGAGTTCGTCAGCTCAGCGCCGGCGCAGGAGGCATCAAGAGCATAGCCCTTGCGATCCTTCATCAGCACCAGGTCGTGCGTGTTGCCGACCATGTCGTCAAGCGCCGCGATCGTGCCCGCATCCTGGGACAGCTGCGTCCAGATCTGGAGCCAGTCGCCATACTGGCGATCAATGCGCTGGCCACCAATCTCAAGCTCAATCACCTTCAGCAGACGGTGACCGATGTAGTTGAGCCAGCGGAAGCGGTTCAGGTTCGTGCTACCGCCCACCAGGTCAACCGCGGGGAGAACCACCTGGACATACGTGCGGTACATCAGGTCGGCGTTACGGTTAATCACCGCCGTCACGCGCTTGTTGAAGTCGGCCTGGCCGTTGAACGTCACCTCAATGGACTCCATGGCGAAGTTCGTATGCCGCTTGTACAGCACCTTCCAGAACGTGATCTGGGGGTTGCCGGAGATGTAGATATCCTGTGCGCCATAGCTGACAAGCTGAAGAAGACCACCACCCATGTTTGTTGTGTTGAATGGCAATATTATTTTCCAGCCTCCTTCGGGCGCACGGATTCTCTCTTTTCAGCGCACTAGAGTGCATCTGCCTGTGCACGAGTGTAACATGCCCTACAAAGGGTTTCATACTTCTCTGTGCCGCCAATCAGAATCCTTTCAGTCGATTCCACGTGGCGGTGGCTGAAAATTCCAGGCGTTCCATTCGCACATCGACGGCAAAAAGCAGACAACTTAGTGACTCGATCTGCAAGTGAAATGCAATCCAAAAGCTCTCCAAACACACCACGATCGCTATCTCCATCCAATCCAACCAAATACAACTTCTTTCCTAGCTTCTCAACAACATAAAGAACAAACTCTCGAAGTCCAGTAAAGAACTGTGCCTCATCCACAATCACAACTTCCACATCTTCAATCATTGATCGCATAACAACATTCCGAAGACTTTGGATCTTCGCAATCCGAATTCCCGTCTCGTGTGCCGTGATCATATCCTCCTCGTGATATGCGTAACTCGTGTCTGTTGAATGTTCAATAATATAGACGGGCGTTTTGATAGCAGCATAGCTGTTCGCAGTGTTTTTGATAAAGGTAGATTTACCCGCAAACATAGGACCAATCACGATATCCAACGACATTTATGGTATACCACTTTCACTGTGAAAACTATATATAGAAAATGGAGGCTCTTGCTATCGTCGCCGCCCTTGCGTTGAGTATTGGTGCGTGTGGGTGTATAATGTGGGTTGTTCGGCAATGTACGAGGCCTGCGATGAAGGCATCACGGTCGGACACGGATCTTACGAATCTTGTTGGGGACTCGCTTCCGACTGGACGTTCACCTGTATAGGATTCTCTTGTCAGAGTAAAAATGGTTAATCTTGGGTTTCTTGGATCGCTTGCCGTAAAGGTTCAGAATCGTCGCGCGGTCCAGCCTGTTGTAGTGGTGGTTGAGCCCGTGGTTGAGCCTGTGGTTGAGCCTGTGGTTGAGCCTGTGGTTGAGCCCGTGGTTGAGCCTGTGGTTGAGCCTGTGGTTGAGCCCGTGGTTGAGCCCGTGGTTGAGCCCGTGGTTGAGTAAATTACTCCAACATCATTCGTGGGACAATGTGCATCGCTTCCAATTCCTGCATCCACAACTTCATAGCGTACGGGATTGTCTTGTTGATGAACTCTGTCTTGTTCCCACAGGTCCCGCAACTGTAGATGGACTCTTCCTCATTCATGATGGCTAATGTGCCACACGTCTTACAGATTCCCGTCGGGAAGGGATCTGAGACATCCATCAGTCGTTCCTTGGTGAACGCCGCGGCTCCGTGGCTCAGCAAGCAATCGCGCTCCATCTCTCCCACACGCAATCCACCATCTCGGCTACGTCCTTCACAAGGCTGACGTGTCAGTGACACAATCGGCCCCTTGCCACGACTGTGCTTCTTGTCAATCACCATGTGCTTCAGACGCTGGTAGAAGGTAGGCCCCATGAATATCTCGGCCTGCATCATCTCGCCCGTCTGGCCGTTGTAGAGCGTCTCATTCCCATACGGATGGTATCCAAGCTCCAGCATGTGAGCCTTCAGATCCTCCACCTTCAGATGGCTATACGGTGTGCCATCGCCCAGCGTGCCCTTGTTGACGCCAATCTTGCCGAAGATGTTCTCCATCAACTGTGCGATCGTCATGCGTGACGGCACAGCGTGAGGGTTCATAATCAGATCCGGACGCAGACCGCTCCCAGTGAACGGCATATCCTCCTCATTCAACATCATGCCCACAGTTCCCTTCTGACCGTGGCGCGAACTAAACTTGTCACCAATCTGCGGCACACGTTCCGAAACGACGCGAACCTTGACGAATGGATATCCGTCGCTGTTCTTGTCCTGCCACACGCCATCAATACGGCATGGCTCCGTGTTCTTGTGCGTCGTGGACGCATCGCGATACGCATACCCGGCAGAGTCATTACGAAGGTTCACAACCTTGCCAATGATCACATCGTTCTCCTGGAGAGTCGCATGGAGAATCGGGATGCCGTTCTCACCCACGGCGTTGTACGAGGTGTTCTTGTACTTGCGCGTATTGTGCTTCATCGGCTTCATGAACTTCTCCTCACGACCCGACGTCACGTTACGATGCTCCTCGTCCTTGTACATCGTATAGTAGAGTCCACGCATGAACCCGCGAGCCACAGAGGACTTGTTCATGATGATGGAATCCTCCTGGTTGTAGCCACCGTAACACGCGATCGCAACAATCGCATTCATGCCATACGGCATCTCGTGCTGCTTCAGAATGTTCATGGAACGTGTCTCCACAATCGGCCGTGTCAGCGAGCACAGCAGATACCCATTCTTGTCCAGCCGCTTCGCATAGTTGCCGGCATAGATGCACATCGCCTGCTTGCCCATCGCCGACTGATAGGTATTACGAGGCGACTGGTTGTGATCCGAGAGCGGAATGCTGCTGGCCATGTGGCCAATGAGCATGCTCGGATGGATCTCGTGGTGAGTGTGATGAGGAGTGACAGACTCCTTGTTGAAAGCAATCCGCAGCGTCTCCGTCTCAGACGCGTCAATGTACTCAATACACGTCTTAAGCCACGTGTTCCAGTCAGCGTTCTTATCAGGCCACGCACAGCCAATCCGGAACACTGGTCGGACCAGACGACCCGCATCGGTCTCAATGGTCACCGTGTTCATCAGCGTATACCACGCAATGGAGATGTGAGGGTGAAGACGGAAGGAATGCTTGGCAGCCCGCAGCTGGTCCACGAGCACCTTCGGGTTCTTCGTATAACCGATAATCACACCGTTCAGCGTGACTGCGGTTCCCTCGTACACACGAGGCGTGTCAATCCAGGTGATCTCGCCGTGATCCTGGAGGAAGTGTGTGACCGTGTTGCTCGGAGTGTGCTGAGACACAGACGTCAGCAGACTCATGTTCTTCACGATACCCACCGAATGGCCCTCCGGTGTCTCTACCGGACAGACGAAGCCCCACGAACTGCCGTGAAGCTTGCGGGGTGCGAGCAGCTTGCCCGACTTCTCCACCGGCGTCTGGATACGACGCAGATGGCTGAGTGTGGCCGTATAACTCATACGAGCCAATACCTGCGAGACACCCACCTTGGTCGCATTGGACAGCGAAGTGGAACTGCTGGTGCCTAGACCCTGAACTGTGAAGTTACCCGTAGCGAGCGCCTGCTTCAGCTTGCCCTCAATGGTGGAGAGCTTGAGAATCTTGTAGAGGTTGTTGATGTTTAGAATGTCCATCGGACGCGGTGTATCGCCCTTCTTCCACGAGTCGTTGTTCACCTCCTGAACAAACTCGTTGCGAGTGTCGTTACACACCTTCTGGAAGAGCTGGCGGAACAGATGCGTCAGCAGTGCGCCCGTAGTGACAACTCGCTTGTTCGGATAGGCGTCGCGATCGTCCAGCGCAACCTGCTTGTGGCTCGTCAGAAGGAGACGACGAACCATGCTCGCGGTGAGCATACACTTGCGGCTGTTGTGAACCGGAAGTCCTAGAGGCTCGCCTGCGAATCGGACGTGGGGGAGATACTCGCTGCCCAGGAGTTGACGCACGTATGCGCACTTGTCCTCTTGGTTCGTTCCGTATTGAAGATGGTTGGAAAGGTACGCAACTGCCTCGTCTTGGGTGAAGACGTTGAGTTCGGCACAGTCTCGGAAAGAGGCACCGAGGAGTTCCACGTGGTGGTCCCCAAGTGAGCCCCAGATGAGGCGGGCGATGTCAATATCCTTCGTGACTCCAAGGGCGCGGAAGAAGACCATGGCAGGCATGTCCTCACGGAAGCGAGGCACGCATGCGAGTAGAGGATATCCGAATCCATTGAACTTGGACGACAAACGGATTTCCAACTTCTTGGGTGGCATCGTGAAGCTCTCGTGGAGTGACTTCATCTCCACCGAGTATGTGTGCTTGCTCGCAGTCTTCTTTGCTTGGAAGACCATGATACGGTTGTCGGCAACCTTCTCCTGGCAGAGGATGGTGCGCTCCGAACCATGGACGATGAAGTATCCGAGCGGATCGTGGGCGCATTCGCCATACTCCTCCAGAGACAGTGGATAGTCCTTGAGCAGACACAGCGACGAACCAAGCATCACTGGAAGCTTGCCAAGCGAGATGCCCTCAAAGATCCGGAACTCCTCGTCATAGGTGTCCAGGTTCGGGCCCTTATACGTGCGAGCCGTGAACCGGACGTCGGCATACATCTGAGCAGCATATGTGAAGTTGCGAACACGAGCCTCCATAGGAAGCATCGGCTTGACGCGACCCGTGGCCTCCTGGATGCGAGGCTTCATATACGTGACCTTCTCAAACGACAACTTGAACTCATACTTATACTTTTTGATTTCGGGATCCTGCTCATGCCACACCGTGATGGGTGGCGTGGACTGGATAATCAGCGGAAGCTTGTTGCGAACAAAGTCCTCATATGAGTCAACCTGGTGATCCACGAGACGACGAACACCATTGGCAAAGTGTGCCTTAACAGCATCCCAACAGTCAGTCATGGTGCCTACTTTAGTGGAACCTATCTGTAAACCGCGTTTGGTTCGTTTTGATCTCCGCCGCCAATGTAATTAATGGGTCAATGCGGTTCTCGCGAGGCGGCACTACGGAAACAACTTGTGAAACTGGACAAGGAGCGTGCCGATATTATGAAGAGGCTGGAGGCGGAGAAGTCCATTCTTCAGAAGATTGAGGCGGAGAAGCCTGTTTTTCGTAAGGAGATCGAAGACATGATTGCGAAAGCACACAATCCAACTCGCGAGGCATCTACGATGTATATGTCGTCTGGACTGCATATGACGGATCTTTCTGTATATGGAGATGTTGAATGGCCTACCGTAGCGCAGGAATTGGACATCAAGAAAGTTGTGCAATACGATATTCGTGGTAAGTGATAATGAGCGACGGAATCAAAATTGTCAAGATGGGGAGCGGACCCGCCGATCCACCCAAGCAGGCTGGGAAATCTCGCAAGGCACCTGAGAAGAAACCAAAGTTTGGGATTCTCAAGGGTGGGAAGACCGCGCGCAAGAAGGCTCGTTTTGAGGCTGTCGCGGATCCTGCCAAGGCTCCTCCCATGAAGAAGATGAGCAAGCTACGCATCATTACGGAGAAGGGCGCCAAGACCCGTCGCGCCAAGATCGTAGACGATGCTCGCAAGATGCCCATCGGTCGGATCCGGAATACGTTGCGGAAGAATGGATTACCTATCAAGGAGACCACGCCCGAGAAGTTGACGCGGAAGATTTACGAGGACGCTCAGGAGGCCGGGATGATTTCCTCTGAATAAACCAATGACAGCCGTATGGGGCCCGATGGGCTGGATGACGCTTCACTCTGTTGCCACGATATACCCTGAGAGTCCGACGCAATCGGAAAAAGATCTCATGTTCTCCTTCCTTGACATGTTCCGGGACACGATCACATGCGTTCACTGCAAGGATCATTTCACATCCATGTTGGAGAACTATCGCAGGACATTCCCGAACATGCTCCAATCGCGCCATGAACTCGTCATGTTTTCATTCCGAGCGCACAATGCCGTCAACCGCCGGCTGAACAAGCCACTTCAAATGAGCGTGTCGGAATGTATGAACACTTTACAGAACAATATTAAGACGCGAAGTGCGAAAGAATATCGGAATGCGTATTTTGCTCATATTGGACGATACTGGTCGACTCTCCGAGATGTGACTGGGATCGTAGCGCTCAAAAAGATCCGCGAACTGAAGAAGATTGAGGCCGAATACTTTGCGGCACGGGATACCAACTTTCAACTGGAGATCCGTTCGGATGTCACGGTCCTTCCTCGCGATGTGTTGGAGAAGGAACCGCAGGAGATCCGCACAAGCGTGATCGCTCTTCCCAATTCAAACTCGCGTGCTGGATTCCGAATTACTTCAAGAGGAATTCGGTTACGGTAGTCAGTTTGCCGCGCGGCAATGATACCCATGGTTCTGCTTCCCACGCATATCGCTTCATCCACGGATGACGGTTCTCCTTCTCTTCATTGTACAGTTCATCCGGTGTCACAGGCGTCAATCCAGCGTCTCGCAAGCTGTGTGCGGGTAGAATAAACCGAAGCTGATCCTCCACCGTCATGACAGGCACAGGCGCATTCCACTCAAAGGTGGTAGGCCGATCATAACCATCC